TGTGTTGTCCTTGTATGAAGTACCGCAAACAGAACACTTGTGGAGTGTGTAGCCGTCAGCAGTGCAAGTAGGTGCAACAACTGTGGCTGTGTAGCTGTGGGAAAGCTTTGCAATTGTTTCTGTTACTGTTGCTCCGCACTTTGTGCAAGTCTTTGTTTTTGTACCTTCTGCTGTGCAAGTCGGCTGTTTTATGATAACAGCACTGCCATATGTGTGGCTCGTGCATCCGCAGGTGAATTTGTATGTCTTTGCTACAGACGGATTGTATGTAGGATAAATTTTTACAGTGAGTGAACCGCCGTTTTTGAATGTGATACGTCTGATATCATTAGCATAGTTTTCAAGCTTATTTACACTTACCATACTGCGATCAGAAAATTCAACTGTGTAGTCTGTATCGTCATAAAGCCAGAAATCAATGCTGTCGCCCACACTGAACTGAGTTTTGCTCAATACGCTTGAAAAGGACGTATTCGAAAGGTCTGTGCGCCAATAAACAGTGGTAGAGGTCGGAACTGTGAACTTATTCACATAGCCGCAAGACTTGCAGGTCTGTGTTACAGTGCCGTCAGTTTTTGATGCGTACTTTGTTTCGTAGTCATGACCTGTTTTGACGTCAACCGTCTTTATATCGTCAAGATTTGAAAGGTTCAGGGAGTTAAAGGTCACGTTATTTTTATCGTAAACATACCAAACTGCTCTGCCGTTTTTGATAACAGGCTGGCAATCTGAAAGACTTCCCTCAAAGGTGTGTATACTGCCGTTTACTGTGCCGTCAGCGTTTAGCTTCACACAGCTTACCTTTGTATCTCTGGCCCACAATAGCAAAAAGCTGTTATTATTTATCTTCACAAGCTGTGGAGCAGAAGCTGAAGCTGTACCCTCTGCATAAGAAGTTATCTTATTGAGCTTGTTTGTGGAAAGGTCCTTTGAAACAGCGGAAACGTAGACGTTTCGTGTTTCTGACGTATTGATATAATCAAGGTCAACTGTACTCTGTGCCACGATATAGCTTGATGATGACACATCAAAGCCGCCTATAGCCGCACCTGTATAGTTATAGTGACCGGCGGTATATTCAGGGTATGTTACAACGTCGATATTGCTGACCTTATCAAAATAGCTTGGGAAGAATTTGCCTGTAGTAAAATCAGAATTATACTTCACCAGAACGGCAGAACGTGGATGAGCGTCACCATGGTCGAGGGCGACTATATGGTTGCCGTCGGTTTTTATAAACTGATTGAAGGAGTGGCTAACATAGCCATAATCAACGTTCATGACGCCGGTATATGAATCAGTGATAGTCATTGAAGGCATATCCACTTCAATGGTAACATTAGCCTGATGATTATTGCCGTCGCTTGATTTATACATTTTGTGGCAGGTTCTCACAAGCAGGTGGTCACCGCTATGGGTCATTCTTGCCGAGCCTGCATCGAATGGAACTGTAGTGTTAGCTCCATACAGACCGCAGGACTTTATTTTGTTCCAATTCTTATCATACTTCGTGATACGGAAAACCTCGAGGGAGTCGTTTTGTTTCGGATTTTCCTGACCGCTAAGGATATAATAATTATTGCCGGAGTCATAGAAAGCGCCAAAAATCGGCAGTTCATTGTCGATAAGCTTAGTGCTGAGCGGTTCAAAATCAGAGCTGTAATATTCCACAAGGAGCTTGCCCTCGATAGCGCCTGACTGGACACGCATATAATTGCCGTTGTCGCACACTGTCAGGTAAGATTTCACTGTGTCAGACCATTGCACATAGTCCTGATCATTCACATTAGAGCCTGAATACGCAACACATTGCGCCACGGCAAAGGCACTGAACGATCCAGCAGACACAGCAGTAGAAACAGCCATTGCGCCAGACAGGACAATGCTCAACATTCTTTTCTTCATATTCATCAATTTCATCACCTCATACAAAAACTTTTAAACGAGAACACCTTTATGTATATAATATCACAACGCAAGGCATATGTCAATGAAAACAAGTTACAATGAGAATGATTTCAATAAATTCGTCATACACCAAAGGTCAACGCAGTAAAAAAGAACAAAGAGGATACAAAACAGAAAAAAACGCCTTGACAAGGTTTGATGGGTGTGATATAATATTACAGTGGTATTTCGAGGTGTGGCTCAGTTTGGTAGAGCGCTGCGTTCGGGACGCAGAGGCCGTGGGTTCAAGTCCCGTCACCTCGACCAGCACAAAACCGTTTATTTACGTCAAACAACGTAGATAGGCGGTTTTCTTTATGCTCTAAAATGCTAAAATATGCGTAAAAATGATAAAATATCAGTCTGAATGGTAAACATACGCCACGAAATATGACACGGAATTTTGCACACGCTGAAATTTTGCTCTGAAAATATGCACAAAAAGCAAGCTTATATTTGTGCAATCCTACAAAATTCAATGTTATCTATATTTTTGTTATCTAACTACTTGACATTTGCTAGATAACATGGTATACTATAATCACAGGCAAGAGATGAGACCTGAAATCAAAAATTAATTTTTCGGAGGTACAAAATCATGAAAATCACAGGCGTTAAGAAAGCAGTAGGAACTTACAAGAGAGCAAACAGCGGTGGATATTATCGTTCATCATATGGCGCTTTGATGGTTGATATGTCAAAAGGTTATGTATGGTGCGACGAATTTTCAGACAGATTTTCGTATATCGCCTATGACGATGAAAACATTGCACGCATAAATCTTGAAGGTGAGCCAGCAACCATGCAGAACGTAAAAGCAATTGCCGAAAGAATGTGCGCTGAACACGTCGCATAAAACAGCCCTGATGAGTATCTGAAAATTGATACGAAACGCCCCACAAAAAAGGGGCGTCGGCTGGAAAGCAAAATAAATCTGAAAGGATATGATTTTATGAGCAAGTTGAAAGACATGAGAGAAGCAAGAGGCATGACACAAGATGAGCTGGCAAAGAGGATAGGTTCTGTCAGAAGCTATATCTGCCGTCTTGAGAGCGGTGCGCAGGATATCAATTTTATCCAGGCGAGCACGTTAGGACGTCTATGCACGGCACTGGACTGCAAGCCGGAAGATTTGCTGGAAGCTGACAGCTTCGAGTTTGAAGAGATCAACGGCGAAAAGCGGCTGATAGTTGACGGACTATACTCCCCAGAGGGAAACTATTTACTGGTAAAAGTCAAAAACCGCACATATCAGCTGAACATGATCGATTTTTCAAACGTCGATGATGTATCGAAATATCTTATACCACGTGGAAACGCCAATATCCCACGAAGTGCAGCAGAGTTCGACAAAAAGGCATACTGGATATATAAAATGGCGCCACGTGACGGCGTGGAAGTCAAAGTCCTGGACCCTATCAGCCCCGAAGACTGGAAGACGTTCGTTGAGAAACTAGGGCTGACCGATGACGACATTTCGGACGAATTTGAAGTTGTCAAAGGTAAGAACTATGGTGAAAAGTGTGAGAAGCACTATATTTGCAGACAGATAAGACTTACCACCCCGAAAAATTCGGTTACGATTGAGCGAGAGTTGAAAAAGCACGGCATAGAAGCAACAAATGTAAATATCGACCGAATAAACATCAGGGTAAAATGACATGGCAAAACAAAAATACGAATTGCTGCCAGACAAAGTAGTTGCAGCCAATGCAGAAACCATAAAAGCCATAGGGCATATCGCAACCGATACCGATATAGTGGATTATGTCAGCGGTCAGCTGATGCGTGACTATATCAAATTCGGTAAGAAAACCCTAGACGAAGCCGCCAAGTTGACCGAACAAACGATAATGTCAGATGATTTTTTAGACAAGCTGGGTGCTATAAAAAATATGACAAACTGGTACTATAGTGGACGGCAAGTGTATCTATTTGATGATGATTTTGCCAGCCTGCTCAGCGGTCAAGGCACAGCAGATTTGAAAATCAGTGCAGACGTTTTCAAACAATTGCCATGCAACTGTTTTTACGTCCAGCGAAAACACAAAAATAGCGTGGGTTTCTTTTTCGACTTGCAGGGCGACCGAATGACAATGACAGAATATTTTTTTGACGATGCCGAAAAAGACTACTATTCGGAATCAATCGCTATAGAATTGCAGTATGATATGACAGTTGAAGACCTGATATATAAAATTCTAGGCAGCTATGCCAAAAAAGACAAGGCAGGCACTAAGGCAATGATATGCGACATAGCCGAAAAATTGCAGTTCATTGTATATTTATCGGCTGTAAATGCCGAAATCGCACCAGTCACGAAACGCCAAGTGCAAAAGGAACACACCGCACCACGCCCTCAGAAGCCGTCTGCACAGCCACAGAAATCAGCCATAGCCAATGTAGGATATAGGATAGGCGTCGCTGTCCGCAAGCATAGGCAGGCTGAGAACGCTGTCGACGGTCAGCACAGCCCACAAGGTCACAGCGCACCGAAAGCACCGCACATCAGACGTGCTCATTTCCACGGATATCATACCAACAACGGCTATCAGGTGAAATGGCTGAATACAATCTTCGTCAACGCTGAACGTGATGACAACGATATCAGCACAGTTCACAAGGTGCTGCAATAACATTTATATCCGCTCTTTGTGGGCGGATATATTTTTGCACAAATTTTTGTCATGATTTTGTGCAAGTATACAAAAGTACGTCATTGACGTATATTTTTGTGAAAATCTATTGACAACTACGTCATTGAGTGTTATAATATAATTACAGTAAGGGGAACGAAAGAAAGCCCCGAAAGAAAAAATGAAAGAGGTAATTATTATGGCAATCAGAGCAATTCAGTATGTTGACGGATATGTAAAATATGACGAGATTTACGAGGGTATCGAGTACGAGACACTTAGAGACGAAATGGAAGAGCTTGTCGGAGAAGCAATAGACAGCTACGAGCTGGAAATCATAAAGTAATTTAGGAGGTAATCACAATGACAATCAAAGAAATGCGTATGCGTACAGGAATGACGCAGAATGAATTCGCAAATAGGCTAAGCATACCGACAAGGACATTGCAGAACTGGGAGTGCTGCACAAGAGAGTGCCCACAGTATTTGTTGAATTTAATCGGCTACTACCTAAAACGCGAGAACCTTTTCAAGCCCGAAGAGGACATCACAGTGATCGGCAAGGTGAAGATAGCTGATAGAGCGGCAGAGCTGAGCCTGTGCAGTGAGCGAACAGAGGGCGGCACAGTGTTCTGTTGGGAAGCCGTGTACAAAATGTCAGACGGTCAGATAGGACTTATTCAGTGGGACGGTCAGAAGCGTGTATTCCAGCCGTTAAATGACTTCAAACGCAATGCTGAGGGCATACGCACACAGCCAATGCACGCCTGCCGAAGCATTACTCGTGCCGAAATGAAAAAAGCTCCTTTTTGCAGTGCAAGGCTGGAAAATTTGAGTGAGATAGAATAACTGTGTATTCACAATAAAAAAAGCCGCCAGGGCAAACGCTCTGACGGCTAAATTTGTGCGAATTTTATGCGAATTTTGTGCGACTATTTTTTGATTTTTTCACGCAGCTTTTTGATGAATTTCTTGCCTGCAATGCCGTTCGGCCTGTATCCCCATGCTTTCAGCCTTGCATTGATAGCACCGACAGTGCCCTTGCCGATGATTGCATTATCGTCCAGCTTCGCACCGTCAAGTATCAGCAACTGCTTCAGGGCATACGACCCGTCTGTGCTTGCACCTTTCTTATAGCCTTTTGTTTCCAGCGTAGGCGGATTGATAACGCTCTGATTTTTCGGGCGCAGAACGCCCAAGACGTGGTTATAGTTGTGATAGACACGTGTGCATGGGTCATTTCTACCCAACCAGTTCTGATCGTAGCTGTAGAAATATTTTGTGTTGCCTTCGCCTGTGGCTATGGCAACATGACCGTCTTCGCCGTTGAGGGATTTCCCCCAAACTACGATGTCACCCTTTTTCGGCACGAAAGACGGTGTATTCGCAATTTTGGTAAAATATTTCTTTACAGGCTGGCTGTCGAAATTTGTGTAAATCATGTATGCGTGCAGCCCGATGAACATACCGCAGCCGACAACATCTCTGTTGTACTGATTAGCCAGGTCAAAACACTGTACACCGTACAACTTATCGAAATTAATGCCCTTGCCTTTGTACTTTTTTACAAATTCATCAAATGTCATTGCCATAATTAGTCCTCCTTATCTTTGAAAACTCCAAATTTTGCCACAATCTTGTTTATCCAGTGCGCCTGCGGATTGATTTCACCATAGTTTTCTAATATAGAAACTATTTCCATTGCAAAAATATACCCGAAAACAGCTAGTGCAGTTATTGTGCCTGCAATGCCTGCCAGTTCGCTATGTCCATAGTAGTGACCTAGCTGTTCAAAACCTATCTCCGAACCGATAGCCACACCCATGACGACTATTTCGGCTAACTTGTTCAGACCGCCCTTGCGCATTTTCGATGACCGAACGTCGCCTTTGCAATAGGCTTTTATCCAGCCTGTGGCAAAATCAGCCAACGCAAGACCTATCACGATCATCAGCATGATTATGTATTTCACTTCACTACCTCGCTTTCATACTTTTCCCCTGTGATTTCCTCGTACTGCTCAGGGGTTATTTTCCCCCTGTCGGCGAAGTCTTTGACCTGTTCAGCGGTGTACAATCCTAAATCGTACAAACGTTTGACTTTCCTATACATTGTCGTCACCCTCCTCAATCAAAGTGTCGGTCATTAGCGCGGTATATAGCACCTGCGCTTCTAGCTCGTCCACCTTTGTGGCTTTCTTCGGCTGAAAATCTTCGGTGGATAGTCCTAGCTTTTCAGCCATTTTTCTCTGTAAATCTGTCATGTTGTACCTCCTATCTCTGACAGCTTAACAATGTATTCTTCTTCTGACGGCACTGGTATGCGATAGCTGTCGCCATTGCTGTTTTGGAACGTCACTGAACCGCCTGCTTCAACCTCGATATTTCGCAGGAAGTCGTCTGGTATTAACGATGAAATATCGGTTACGATTGGAGTTTCTAGTTCGTAGTACAGGATAACACCCTGCATTGCCTGTTTAAATGCGGTGGCGTCGGTGTAGGACGTATCGTTGACATATACATATCCGTCAACGCTAGCATTAGTCGTTATACCTGTTACACTGGTTTTGCCCCACATAGCATTCTGCGTTTTCGCCAAATATTTTGAACAGATGATGTTTGGCAGAATGTTATAATTCTTTGTCAATTTCTGCCCTGTAACTTGCGATGTTTGAAAACCTACTTTCCCACTGTCACCTGCAACCCAATTCAGCGTCCCCAAATCAACGCTGTTCACGCACTGAACGTATCGTTTATTTTCATAGTCCACATAGTTTCGTGCCGTTCCAGCACTCCACCCGTAACCGTCTAAATTTTGGATTGCTTGTGGGATTGTGTATGATATAGGAGTATAGTACGGAGTATATGCAGTTGCAGTGCTTCCTTCATCTAGTTGGAAATTCTCGAAAATACCACTCATGCCACTTAATCGAAGCTCTATATACTGCCTATCATCAACTTTAGTATATTCAAGTGTGAAAGAAACTCTTTTCTTAACATTTAATTCACTTATGTTGATAGCGTCTTCTGGAAATCTTCCATTCACTAAAATCTGTAAAACAGGATTTTGAATAAGCATTTTTGTAGTAGTAAAGTCAAACGAAAATGTATATCTTTTTGACTGTTCCATGCCTTTTATACCTACGCAGAACCACCCGTTATTCGAATGTGCGATAACGCTTTCGGGGGCTTGTGACTGTGTTACAACAATTTTATTAGTTGGTTCAATTGTAGAAATTGTTGTTCCGTAACTATTGTTGAGTTTTCGCTCGCCATTTACGTTTAAGATTGCTATGCAGGAAAAGCCGTAACAGTCGAATAGGTTTTTACCTTGTTCTACCACGTTGTTAACGCTCATACTCATCAATTCGCCTTCGTTGTAAGGGTAATAACCGTTAGGGAACATTGATTCGAATTCCTCAACAGTGGAAGGCTCGTTGCCACTGCCAAACATTTGGGTTAAATCGAAAATCTGAATTTTAATTTTAACGTCATTGAAAACTGTGCCGACCACAAATCCGCTAATTCCAGTAGCCTTGCCTAGTGAAATTTCATGTTGTGTCTGATTATAAATCACAGTTGATGAACCACTGGTAATTGCAGGGGTTGAATTGCTTCGATTCAGAAAACCGAATTTCATACTTATGTTGTCAGGATTGTTCAGAATCAGCAGTTTGAATGCATATTTTCCTATCTTGTTCTGCTCGGGCGTGACATCTCTAAAATTGATGTATGATGCTGTTGTAGTTCCATTCAGGGTAATTGTTCCGTCAGAATCAGCGGTTGCAGTAATGCCATTGTTGATTTCTTTTCTTGGTTGAAAATTTTGGTTAAATACGATAGACCTACCACCCACTTTTTTCACCGACATCAGCTTCGCCCCAGTCGGCACAGCTTTCTGATATGCCGTATCTGTATCTGTTTCAAATTTATGCGTCACACCCTGACCTATGTCAAACAGTGCGTCCACACGCCTTTGCAGTTCCTTGTCTGTTAGTTTCACGTTAGCTATCTCAGCAGTATTCTCAGCGATTTTTCCGACAGCTGTCACATAATCGTCTGGCAGACTATCAGCTATGGATTGTGCTGTCTGTGCAGCGGTTTCAGCAGCTGTCCTGTCCTCTGCAACCTTAGCGGCATTGCCTGCCACTGTAGCCTTGTCGGCTGTCACCTGCGTTGCCAACGTCTGCACCGCCTGTCTGTCTGCCGCAGTGCTGTCAGCGCAGGTCTTTGCGGTTTTAGCATAACCTGCTGTTATGTTCTTGTCTGCTGTGGTCTGCTGTGCCGATGCAGATGCCTGCGCTGCGGATACCTTAGCGGCGTTCTGTGCAGTGACCGCCTGCTGACGTGCGGTTTCGGCACCCTGCATGGCGGTGTCTGCCTGTGTTGCGGACGTTTCAGCAGATGCCTTTGCTGTTTCCGCACGGCTTGCCGCCTGTTCTGCGGTATCGGCTGATTTCTCTGTGGCTGTGGCAGATTTAGTGGCGTTATTCGCCGCTGTTGTCGCTGTTTCTGCAGCGGTGACGGCTGTCTGCATATCTGCGTGTGTCTGCCTGCCTATGGCGTCTATGCGGTCTAGTGCGTCAGCTGCCACACTTGGTGACGGGATAGCTGTATCACCGATAGCCGCACCTATTCGCAGGCGGAATATGCGTGATTTTTTTACTAAAATATACTCATCACCTGACAGCTTCTTCGCCGCTATCTGACACGATACTGTCTGCGCTGAACGCAGTATATCTGCCGTTGGTGTCCACTGTCCGCCTGTGATATCGACCTCGTAGACAGTGCCATCGCCGTAGTCTATGGATAGCACATAGCGGTCTGCACCGTCTATCTCCATGCCCTCGACCAACACGGGACGTGCATTTGTTTCACCGACATAGCCTAGTAGGGCTGTTGATGTCATTGCGTTATAGTTTTCGTCCAATCTGATTACCATTGTTTTGCACCCCCCTATACGATTGCTATGTAGTCAATGCTATACGTTCCTGCAGGCACGTTGACAGTGGTTGCACCATTACTAGGCCCCATGCAGACCACTGCAAAATATGCACCTTTGTACACCTGCACATGGGTACAGTAGTTCTGAAATGGGCTAGGTGTGCCGATATCCCTCAGCGACACGCATATCTGCTTTGGCGTAAAATCCAAATTCAGCGGTATTTGCACGCATGAAGTCGCCTTTTCCAGTGTGTATTCAATCGTGCCGCTTTTGATTTTGTTTTGGTTTAGGTCATTTACCGCCTGCTCCGTTGCCGTCAGTGCGTCAACCAACGCCTGACGAACGTCACGGCCGTAAAATGCGTTTCTGACAGTTTCGATAAAAGATGTAAGGTCTATGTTTGCCATAAATTTGCCCCCTTTTTTTAATTAAGTGTGTGATTTTCTGTCGAAATGCTCTTGCAGTAAATTTCGCCTGTTTTTCCAAGACAAAATATAGCAGGCTTACTGTTTTCATCAAGAAGCGTTAAACTTCCGTCTTCCGTGCTTAGCGTGAACGTTTGTCTTTCGCCATTATATCCGAATACCGCACCTGCCTGTATGACAACGTGACCACTTATGCTTGCGTTGTCAATGCGTATTTCCAATGGACTAATTCTAACTGTCCATTCGTTATGTGACAGCTGAATGGCACTGGTAGTTTCACTAGATGTCTGTAGATTGATAGTTCCACCTGTTATATCTGCTGATTTCGACGACAGCCTATTGGCAACAACTGTTCCGTCCTCAGATACCGAAAAGGTACCTGAGCCGTTGTTTATCTTCAAACCTGTTAAGGTCAGCGCCGTGATAAAGCTTGCAACAAGGTTTCCATCAATGGTCCATGCGTTGGTGTATGGTCCAGTTTTAGCCGACCCACCGTCTGAGGACTTCCAAAAGCCTAACCCGTTTTTGTTTAGTTGGATACAAGCCTTGCAAGTATTAATATCAGCCGTGTCCATAATCAGGATACGCTGAGGCTTCTCGGACGGGTCAAGAATAACGTGACCGCCCTCTGCACCTGTGATAAGTTTAGTCGCATTCTCTATCTTGCTGTCTATCGCCTGTCTGTTTCTGAACTCAGAGTTATCTATAGCAGACTGCAGGCTCTGAGTTTTCGCTGTCATAAAGCCCGAAAGCGTTTCAAATCGGTCACCGAAGGTTAGTTGTGAAGCCTGCGGATTGTCAAGGTCTATGGATATACCCACAATGCGCAAATCCTCGTCTATGCCCATAAGACTATTTTTTACTCTGTACCAACAGCCGAGTTCAAACTGCTCAATGTGTTTGTCTATTCTCGAGAGGTCAAGTGCTGTTATCTGATACTGCACTTTCGCACGATTGACAGATTTAAGATACTCCTTGCCCTTGCTAAGAAGATTGCTCGCAAGGGTAACGTCGTCCCATATCTGCGGACCGCTTATAACGCCGTATTTTGCGATAAGTGAGCTGTCCTCTATGTAATCCTTGCCACCATTCACAGTGCCGATGGTCAACCGCTTTTCGCTGTCTGTAAGCTTTGCACCGAGAGGGTAAAGACGTGTTATGACCGCCGTTTCATCGACTTCCCGTGATATGGTTTTAAGGTTGACCGCAAGCTCTATGGTGGTATCTGTGCCGTGTCCTATGTTCTCCAAATAGTCAAGATATACCTTGCCGTCTTTATCACGAAGCTGTATCTCACCACCGAATTTTCCTATAAGCTTGTCGGCAATGACGTTCATTGTCTTGTCCCAATTTGCAGTATATGTGTAGTTGTTGCTTGCCGTAACAGTGACCTGTCCCAGCTCTATACGCTTATCTGCACCCACCTGTGCATTGTGTTTGGAGAGGAACGAAGAAAGTACTGTTGATATACCTACCATTTTGTATTCAACATACGGCTGAACACTGTCATATAGCCAGCCTAAACGCCCTTCGCAGGTGACAGTTTTACAAATCAGACCTTGCTCGTTCATGCTGTCAGGGCATTTCAGCACACGTCCGATAAAAACATCTTTGCCTGTGCTATCGTCCGTGACAGTGACCGACGTTGTCAGTGGTTTCAGTTTGTTATATCCTGCATTGTCGGGGTATATAGTAAACGTGAAACTGTCAACGGCATTGACAGCCTTGACGACTTTTCCACCCGAAATGCGGTCAAGATTATCACTATGTATCGTGGTTTTTTCAGTACCATTTGTGATAGTGACAGTGTGCATTTATAACACCTCCTCGTGCAGGCTCAGCGTGAGCGACCCGAAGCCATACGCTGACAAAGTGTTCACGCCAGGCTGTAAAATCAGTTCGTCCATATCGAATGGTTTTTCTGTCGGTCTGTATACCTTTTCGGATATATCAACGTTGTTATTTTGAAAATACGTGAATCCCACTTTGTCGGTATCATCAGCAGACCGCCTATATATCAGACGTGGTTTTATCGGCACGTCCGAATACAAAAAGATTTTTAAGGTTGCAGGAGGGGCGTATCGTGTCTGCTTGACCGCCGTCAATGTCATATCTGTCAAATTCAGATAGTCATTTTCAAAACTGAAATCGTCAAAACCCTTGTCTGAAAAGTCATCAGATAACTTGTACGGCTGTGCTTTGAACGTCGCCGTTACCTCAACATGATAGCCCTTTTCGCTTTCGGTGCAACTAATTGCTCTTGCCTTATAGTGGTAAATTTCGGCATCGTCATATAAATCACATTCGCCAGCCGACAAAATCCAGTTTTCAAAATCTGCCACTGCTTTCCGCAGGGCGGTTTTCGGACAGTCCATAAATACAAATTTGTATGTCAGTGTTCGTGTATCATAGGTAGGTTTACCGCCATTCTGATATGTGAAACATATGTCGCCATTGCGGTATGGTATAGTAGCCGATATATCCCTGATACTCGGTGGCGGTGTACTGCGTGATGTCAGCAACGCCCCAAAATCAGCATAGGAATTTTTACCATTTATCGTTATACTAGACATTGTCAGCCACCCTCCTAGCATTCAGATTGATTTTTTCAGCCATAGCAACGTCCATGTATGGCGCTGTCACTGTGGCGAAACGTTTTCCGTCAATGTTCATAACCACTGTCAAATCACCGCTCTTGCCGTGTTGTGTGGTGCTGTCGGCTTCGGTTGATATTTTGTCAGCTGTTTTTCTTGTGGTTTGCCTGCCTATCATGACAGGGTCCATTTCAGCCGATACACCTGCAACGCTGTCAACGATAGCCTGTGCCTCGTTCACTGGTTCGTCCGCAGTGTCTTCCATACCGACAGCGATACCAGACGGCAGATACTGACCGACCTTTTTCGCCATGACCCTTGAAGGGGAATGAATGTCAAAGAAATCACAGAATCCGTCTATAATGGCACTGCCTACGTCTTGCACTACGCTCCAAATTCCGCTGACAGCAGAAACTAATCCGTTCAAAATGCCTTTGAGGATATTTGCACCCAAGTCCAGCCAATCAACTTCCTTGAAGCCGTCTATGATAGCACTGATTATCTCAGGCAGTGCGTTTATAATATCAGGTATAGCGTCAGGCAATCCCTTTGCCAATGCAACTATCAATTCCATGCCTGCCTTGACCAGCGCAGGCAGATTTTCTGTCAACGAATCTGTTATAACAGGTATCAATGCTATTATTGCGTCAATCAAATCAGGCGTGCATTTAGTCAGACCTGTTATCAATCCTGTTAGCAATTGGAAACCGCCCTCGATGATTGCAGGCAGATTTTCAATCAGCGTGTCGGTTATTTGTTTTATCAAACTAGGTAACATCGGCATCAGCTGTTTGATAACGTCATTTAGTCCGTCAATCAGACCCATAAACAGCGTGATTGCGCCCTGCACCAGTTCAGGCACTAGCGTCGGGATTGTTGAAACCAACGCATTTATCAGTCCGAAAAAGCCGTTAAGCAATGACGGCAAAATCGAGTTGATTAGTGACGGCGCTAATTGTGCTAGCGACTGAATGATAGATGTTAAAACTGTGGTTGCCGCTGTGATTAGTGTAGGTGCGTTTTCGGCAAGCGTTTCTGACGCAGAACTGAACAGCCCAGATATAACAACAGGAATTTGTTCGGTCAAGCTGTCAAGACCGCCACTGTCATATGCGTCTAGCAAACTAGAAACGCCGTCAAACAGTTGGGTAAAACCGCCCGACAATTTTTGAACAGCTGGCAACGATTTTGTCAGAAAATCTGCCGCCATTCCCTTTGCACCAGCCATAACAGGTGTAAACGCAGTTCCCAAAGATGCAAGGGCGTCCTGCAATTCAAAACTAGCACGTTCATAGTCTAGCGTTGATTTATTTGCAGATTGGTATTCGTCATTGATTTCCGACAGACCCGAATTTGCCAGCCAATCAAGGGCATACTGCTGACGCTCTGCCTCTGACGTGCAGCTTTGTAGACCCGCATTAAAATCATCAACGCTATCACCCATACGCCCGATAAGCTCTGAAAACTGACCTGTCGCAGCACCTGTGGCAAGAGTTTCCTGCAAGCTGTCCGAAAGGCTCTCAATTTTCAAGGTGTCAGGAAATTTTTCAACCGCTCCGCTGAGTGCATTTATAGCAGGCGTCATTTGTTCATCGCTGAAACCGACAGCCATAAGGTTTGATAACGCTTCAATGCTTGAATCGGATTCGCCTGTAATAGCCACCAAATCTTGCATTTTTGATTTCATAAAATCAAAATTGTTGCCACTGGTTTCGGCGTTTGTTTTCAGCTTGGTCATATCGCTGTTCCACTCGCGGCTTGCTTCAACATTTGCCGCAAGTGCCGTTGTTACAGCCGCAAGACCAACACCTATGGTCTGCGTGTATTTCTTGAACCCGTCAGCCGCCTTGCCTATCATGGCCGTGTCTATTTTGCCCAGCGTTGCCGTGAACTTTACGGCTTTGCTTGTCGCACCGCCTATGACAGACCCGACTTTTTCGACTTTCTTTATGACAGGCTCGACCTTGTCTTTGGCTTCTTTGAACGCTGTGCCGATAGCATTGACATTTTTCTTTTCATCTTTCAGGCTTGACAGCTTCGATTTTGTCGTTTCCAACTCTCGCTGAAATGCACGATACTGCCCAGCGTCTATCTCGCCCTTTTTATACTGTGCTGTGACCTGCGATTGCGCTTCTTTCAGCACGTCCAACTTTGACTTTGTCTCTTTGATACTGTCCTTTAACAGGTCTTGCTTTTGCTTGACCAGCGTGACGTTATTCGGGTCTAGTTTCAGGGCTTTATCGACCGCTTTCAGCTCGCTCTCCAGCTCACGGCTCTTTTTGTTTGTTTCTTTCAGCGCCTTGTCAAGACCTGTGGTGTCACCGCCTATCTTGATAGTAATGCCCTTAATGCTACTTTTTGCCACCTATCATTACCCCCTTTCCAAAATTTTCTCGCAAAGCCTGTCGGTCAGGCTTCGTCAGGGTAAGCCTATATGCGTTATCTAGGTACTCCTGACCGCTCTCGCTCTGCCTGAGCCGTGCGATAAAAGCGTCACGACGTATCAGCAGATAGTCATAGTAGTCCATATCATCAACATCATATAGCGATATACCCATATAGTCCGCAACCAGTTTTTCCCACGTTGAGGAAATCTCATATTTCTCCCCCTCCCTATCCTGCGGTGGATAGTAGGGGAGTGCTAGTTTTTTGAATTTTTGATTTCTAGCAGATAGTCGATATATGTGCGGTAGAACATCTGAATGTCATAGATGTCCCAATCAGCTAGTGTTTCAGCCGTTATTGGTATCTTTGCGATGTTGTGTGACATCAACCTTGCACACATTTCGATTGCTTCGTCCAGCTTGTTGCCGCCTAACTTTGCAGATATTTCCCCGAACGCTTCAATCTCACCCTTTGTGGGCGGCATAACAAATATCGTGGTATGCTTTTCGTCAGCCAGCTCAATGCGCAGGCTAGGTTTTTGCATTTTATTGAAATTCAACGTCTTTGGCATTTTATACACCTCCAAAAAAACAGCCCACTGAAAAATTCAGTAGGCTGTGTATTTGTGTTGCTTATATGGCACTTATCGACTTGTCTTCTTCGATATAGGTAATCAGCGTTCCCTCGCTGTCGCTTGGCAGTGCTTTGAACTCTGCGTCGATAACGCTTTCCTTGTCCTTTGCGAACGCCAGTTCGATGCCGCTCTGGTTGTTGCCCACGATCATAACCCATATATCTCCGTCAACTGCGTCAACGTGGTGGAAACACAAAACATATCTCTTGCGACGCATATTCTTCAGACCGCCAATCTTGACAGTTCTACGTTTCTTGCTGGTATCTTCTGTAACCCTTGCAGTATCGCAGAGAACGTCAAGCGTGTTGCCGTTGAATACCATAATGCCAGTTTTCAGTGTAGCTTCTTCCTCTGTGATGATTGTCTTCTGGTGTGTGCCGTCATCATCACTTGCGGTGTAGAATGTAGGTTTATATGACAGGGTTGCGCCACCCTGGATATAGCCCAGCACATTGGCTTCGGTGCAGATAGTATCAACATCTGGCACTGTTTCACCGCTGAAATCCTGATAGTAGATATAACCGCTTCCAAGAATGATATTGCTTGGGGCTTTCTTTGTTTCAGCCATTTTAATTCCTCCTTTTTAAATTTGTGATTTATGTACGAATAATTTTTCAATAGATTTTGGACGTTTGTTATTACTATTTAACGTCCTTAAAATTTCTTTTTGCCAAACGCAAACAAAATCGTCAGGTGCTTGCAGTTCCGAAATAAACACTGTGTTCTTCTCACTGATTTTTCTCATGTATTTCCAAAATTCAGAACTGTCAAATTCGCCTGTTGAATAGCCTGTAACGCCAACATATGGTGGGTCAGCGTATACTATAGACCCGTTAGGAATGTCAACACTGCGATAATCGGTACAGGTAAATTTTGCTGCTTTAAGATTTTCAATATCTCGCATTATAGCATTCCTACCTTGCTTGGCATAATTGTCACCCCTTTTGTTTCGGGCATAGCTGCTAAACCATTCCGCACCAAACGAACACCCAAAACCCACAAAGCCAGTCAACGCCTTATCTTCGTCCTTATGCTCACGAATATATCTATATTGTTCCTCGGATATATTTTCGGGCAAGTCATAGCCGTTTTGTAATGCCTGATACATAGCTATCAGATACGGGTGCAGGTCATTGCATATAACATTTTCAAAATGTGGTGCTAATTTTGTTTCGATTGCACAGCCGCCGCAGAACAAACTTACAAACGTCTTAACATTTTCTTTTTTTTGTAAAATAAGTTCTGAGATAGGTTTTGCAATTTTGCATTTACCGCCTAAATATTGCATTGTTTCTTTCCTTACTTCAAGTAATTGGTAAATGAATATCTTATCTGATATTCCTTGCTGTCTTCAATCCAGCTTTCAGACTTTTCCAAATCAAAATCTGCAAACTGCTTTTCGACAGCCGTTTCTAAATTAACGTCGATTTTCCTTGTATACAATTCAATGACTATCGTCTGCTCTCGCAGGCTTGCGGGGTGCATATCGTCTCCGCTGTCTATGGTGCTTTCACGATAAAACACGCAGTAGGGCGTTTTCATTTCATCACGTGATGAATAGTATGCGACTTTGTCTTTCAGTTCGTCGATAGCCGTTAATCGTGAACGTATGTCAGCCAATGTCAAATTCATTTCTTCAACCTCGTTTCTACCAGCTCAGGCAGTGTCTTTTGTGCATATTCCTCAACAGGTTTGATATGCACAAATGCCTTTACTCTGCCCTTACCGCCTTTCTTTGCGTGACCATGCTCCAGCAGATGTGTCAGATAGTAGTATTTTTTGTTACGCACAATCACACGCTTGTTGCCTGACTTAGCGTATACTGTTTCAGCTTTCCAACTTTCGGCATACTTGCCTGTGCGGCGTGGTGATGTGGTTTTCAGCTTTTCGACACACTGGTCTGCAACCTCGTCGATACAGCCGTCAACTATCTTTGCGGTTTCTTCACTATATTCTTTCAGGTCATCAGCGACCTGTTTTGCCAGTTTACTGACATCAATTTCAACCGATTTCATCAACTATCACCGCCAAAACGTTCAGCCGTCAGTTCAATGGCTGTTCCTGCGACATATGTGCGTATGATACGATATTCCCGACCGTTATAGAATAACATATCCTCGTCGTCATAGTCATAGTAATCTGCCATTTTGATTTTCAACGTAGGTTGAAACCCTGCCTGTGCGGCACTGTAAAATTCAGACCGTGAGATTGATGATACCTGGCAGAACACTTCTTTGGCGTTCTCCCAATCAACGACCTTTTCTTGGTTTCCTATCTCGTCTGAAACTATCTTTGCTTTGGCAATTTTTACAACATCATTAAACATTGTTAAATCCCCTCCGTGTAGTCCTCGTTCAGACTTAGTGCGTCTCGCAGACGCTCGTAGTTCTTGTGGAAATCTTCGCCTTTGCCGTTGAAATCATACTGCCATTTGACATAGTTTTCGATAGCCTTTTTCAGAATTGCGCTGCAATCATCAGCGTCAAAGGGAACGAACACGCCCACACGCTTTAAGTCTTCCATGCAGGCGTCCACGTTTGACATAATGTCGCTATCTAGCTTGTTATGTGATATCCTCAACGAATTCTTCAAACTTTCAAGCATTCGTTATGCCCCCCTTTTCACATGATTACTTGCTCTTTTTTGTGAGCGTTACAAGGCTGTTCTTGTCGACGACCTTGCCGTCTACCAGCATAACAGCCTTTGTTACCTGGTCTTCGGTGTCATTATCCTCATATCTCTTGACCGTCATGGCAAGATTTGTGTTGAGGATATAGTCCTCAGGGCGGAACAAGAAAGCAACGATTGTGTCAGCTGATACAGCGTCGGTATAAGCGTCGATATCGTCGGAGAACACAACAGGTATGCCAAGGATTGATGGCTGCATACTGCCATTGATACCATAGTTGACCCTAGCAATAGGCTGTCCCTGAGTGTCGGTCATTGCCTGGATAATGCAGAATGTTGTCCAGTTCATAAACCACTTAACGCCTGCCCTATAACCTGACGGAATTTTTGACATCATATTCCACAGGGTATTGTATGTGATGCCGCTTGCCAGTGCAATGTCCACGTTCTGACCGCTGACAACAGTTTCCTTTGTGATACCCTTTGGCTTGCCTGAACCGTCACCCTTGATGATTGCTGTCTCGATAGCAGCGATCATTGCGTCGGCTACCTGATTAGCAAATACTGTCTCGAAGAAGTCGAGTGATACCACAGAAGCTTCGAGTGACATGGAGATAGCACATCTCAGCTTGTAGTAGCTGAAAGTGATTGAACCGGTGGACTTCTTCTGCGTGTCAGAGCTTGCACCCTCAGCAACCCATGTTGCAACTGGCTTTGCACTTGAAGTAGGGATTGTCACGCCGCCCTTGATATTGGTCTTTGTAACCAGTGCATAGATCTGACCGTGTTCCTCCAGCTTTTCAACGATTCTCTGCATGGTTGTTGATGGAATAACAGCCGCAACATCAGTGGTCTTTGTGTTCTGTGCCTCGTTCGCAAACTTCGCAGGGATTGGTGTACCCTCGAGGACGTTGTGCATAAATGCAGTTCTGTACTCGATACTGTCATAAATGTTTGATGTGTGTGTGATCGCATTCTCGCTCATCTTGTTTTCATTCCTTTCAATAATATTTTTCATAGTATCTGACGCATGACCCTTTGTCATAGCGTTCAGATTTGCCTGTGTCTTTGCCGCTTTTTCAGCGTCATTCATCAGCTTTTCAGCTTCCTCAAAATTGCCCTCGTCAATGAGAGCCTGAGCCTTGTCAAGCATTTCCTGTCTTGTCATTTTTATAACCCTCCTTTAGCTTATCCAGCCTTGCCTGTGCTGTTATCTTTTTATCAGCACGTTCAGCTTTCATTCTTTCGATTACGTTCTGTGGTATGATATCGCAGTAGGCCGCCACAAGCTGTGACTTGGCGTTCTTGTTTCCTGCGATTTCGTCTATCAATCCCAGTCCGACCGCTTCATCAGCCGTCAACCATGTTTCCTTGTCCATGATTTCTAACGCCTTTTCTTTTGCCATGCCCGATTTTGTTATGTAGGCATTTGCAATGGTTTCATTGGCTTTTTGCAAAATCTCTGACATTTTGTCCATGTCATGGTAATCACCTCTTGTCGCTGATGATACGTTATGCACCATAATTTGTGCCGTCGGTGATATATCTGACTTGCCTGCACACGCTATCACGCTTGCCGCACTTGCCGCCAGACCAACAACGTGTATTTTGACGTCGCCTGAATATTCACGGATTGCCGAATAGATTTCGGACGCCGCAAAAATATCACCACCGCCAGAGTTGATGTCAACCTCCAACAGCTCGCCTTTTTCAGCCGCCGCAGTTATACCCTTTGAAACCTTTGCAGGAGAAGTGGCGTCAATGTCGAAAAGGTCATAGATCCACTGGTCATCATTCGGAATGATAGTACCTTTGACGTTAATTTTCATCATTTTCACCTCCCTCACCGCTGTCTATCTTTGCCGTGTCTAGTCTGACATAGTACTGATCGCCCGAAGGAATGTCAGCCAGATTGAACACACTTCGGATTTCGTTTGCGTTCATAATGCCTCTGTCGAAAAACTGCACCAGATTCAGCTTGGTTGACATTGACGCAGTACTCAGATTGAACGCTTCAAAAACTATCTTATTGCCATACCCTCTTTCGATACGGCTGAATAGTTTTCGTGTGAATTCGCCAGCCAGTTCCATTACTACTGGTTCTATCTCCGATTCGTAGTAGGCGTTGTATTGGTCTTCAGTGTAGTTCGATTGCACGATATTTGCGTTTGTGTTGAACAACGAATAGATACGTTGCGTGGTTTTTTCCATAGTTGACGAATTAGGCACATAGTCTTTTGCGTCAACTTGCTTTGCGTCTGCTTTGCTGTCGACCGCCGCAACACCTGTGCCGTTCTGAACGCTCATGAACTGCTCACTGAATTCTTGCGCCTGTTTCTTCAAATCCTCAGGGCGCAGGGAGCTGGTGAACTTCAACAGCCAGCGAATAATCGACGAATTCTTGATAGCCTTGACAATGCCCTGATCTGTAGTTGTTACGATTTCCATTAGTGGTGTGAGCGTTTCACTCAGCCGTTCTCCAAAAATATCGTCTTTGTAAAAATCACTACGCAGATGAATGATATCTGCATACGGAAACGTATATCTTTGACCATTGAAAAACGTGAATTTTAAATACAAATCGTTGCCGATATATACGCACTCTGCACTGTCTGCAGGAATAGGATATAACTCTGTAGGATAGCCGTTGCCGTCACGAATAATCAAAATAAATGCGTTGTTGTTCAAACACAGCTGCGTTGCGACTTTTTCCAACATTTTCTGCATTGTCATGAATTCATTTGGCTCTTCCAGCAGCATTCGCATATATGGTTCAGGGTTTATCTCGATACTGCCGTCACCATTTCGGCTATATGATTTTCTGATATGCTTTGCGGTCAGTTTTCCAATAGCCTTGACCTTTGGGCGAATGCAGGCACGCACCAAATCAGACCTATAAACATTTCCGTCCCAGCTATAATAGCCGTTGCCGATTTCCGACATCATCTTATATCGGGTTATTACTTGCGACCTGTTTTTAAAACGATTTATCAGACCCATTTTTTCACCCCTTTCATATCAAACTCTCAAATTCTTCCTGTCGGTTATAATAGACCACATATGCGTCTAGTAGCGCCGCAAGTCCGTCTATTCTCTGCGTTCGGTCAGATTTCTTGCACGGCTGAATGTTGCCGTTGACGTCCGTCTTTACAGCCGTATTCAGAAAACACCATTTGTCAATTGGGTTGTTGTCGTAAACGATGTTGTGTCGCTGAAACTCGGCTTTCAAATTCTTCATCGGGTCAGACAGCGTTATAACGCCCTGACGCACAGGTACTAAAACACCCTTGCCAAACTCTTCTTCAAACGCTTTTATCAGTTCGTCCGAAACGTGCCAAGGGTCATAGCCGATAGCCAACGGATAGATATCTTCCTTGTCTCTCAGTTCCAAGAACCAATCTAGGATAACACGCTTGTTGACCTTGTTTCCCTCGCACGTCCTCAGCAGACCTTGCGATTTCCACAGTTCATACGGCACACTATCTCGTCCACGCCTATCACCCTTTTCAGCGTCAGCGTCAAGAACGGCTTGTGGAATCCAGTACATAGATTTTACATACAACCTATCATCATCAGGCTTTTTGCAGATAGCCTTTGCGGCGTTCAGGTCTATGTAATCGGCAGCATCAAAACCACCGATGAAATATCTGAACGGATAATCCACGACAGTTTCTTCATTGTTCAGCTCGTCCCATCTCAGCCAGCCGCTTTCGGTATTCTGCGGAAGGTTGAAATCCTTGACCATAACCGTTGCTTTGAAGCTAGGATCATCTTTGGCTTTCTGCACCATTTGGCGCAGATAGTCGGTTGATTTTATCGTGCCCAGCCCGGGGTTTGCTTTCAGCCAACATTCTTCCTTATCCCATTCGTCGGGGCTATCCAACTCATAGATAAACGGCAGAAACCTGTTATTATTTTCTGTCAGCCGTCCATATAGCAGATTATTTGCATATTCGTATTGGGCGTCAAAAATGCCGCCACGAACGAAGCCGTTTGTTGTAATGCAAAATAAAATGGGCTGCTGTCTAGCGCCCATTGCTTGCTTTATCAAGTCATATAGATCTCGGTTCTTGATTGCCGCCAGCTCGTCGATAACACCGCAGTGAACGTCCAATCCGTCAAGGCTGTTTGAATTGCTTGCAAGAGCCTTTATAAATCCCATGTTCAACGGAAAATACAAATCGGCTGCACGCTTGCGAATATACTTGCTCAACAGCGGTGATTGTTTTATCATTTTATAGCAGGCGTTGAAACCTAGCTTTGCCTGGTCTAGCATTGTGGCAATGTTATATATCTGCGGTGAACCCTCTCCGTCATTGACCAGCATATCATTTTCGACCGCCGCAGTTTCCGTTGTCTTGCCGTTCTTTCGACCCTCGATTATCAAACATTCGTTATACTGGCGCAGATTGTTATCATCAACAAAACCGAATAACGCCTGCAATCTCGCTTTTTGAAACAATTCCAGTTTCAACGGCTGACCTAGTTTCCCAGACGGCTGTTTGCAGAATTTTTCTATAAAATCCGTATGCCGTGTTGCAATAGCTTCGTCAAAATGAAATTCATCAGGGCTTGCAAATCTGTTCAGCAACATTTCTGAAACTTTTTTCATTTTTTCGCAAGCAACGATATTTCCGTCATAAATGCCAGTAAAATATTTTTCAAACTCCGTCAACGCTTTGCACCGCCCAGAAATTCCAACAGTTCGTCGCCCTCAGACTTCTGCAGGCTGTCGAGAATAATATTTTCAACTGTCTTTGCCATTGCGTTGTATTTTCCGATTAACGTTGCATACGCTTTACTTGCAGGGTGCTCTGTCTTGACAGTAAAACCATTGCCGTTTGTTGCTTCGATAATCGCACCCTCTGCTTTTATTTTTTTCTGGTACTCGCTCAGCAGATTTTCCATATACTCCAGCTGATCTAACAGCTTTATGCCCAGTTCTCTTTTAGCTGGTTCACAGCTATCCACAGCTTTTCGCAACTCACTCAAATTCTTTTTGATTTTTGCCATTGTCAGATTACACCCCCCTTATGCGATTTTATCGTGCGTAAAAAATGACCTTTGCCCCCTCGGTATCTTAGGAAAAAATTCACTCCAAATTTGAGGGGGGTATAGGCATACCAAATGTATCAAATTCACATTTTGTTAATTTTTTAGGCGATTTTTGGTAGAAATGACCCTCGAAATTGTCATGACATTTTTTGCATACAAATTCGAGATTGGCATGGTTTAATGATACCTCAGGATCACGAATGTTTGCTGGCGTCAACAATGTTCGGTGATGAACGATATATCCAGCACGTTCGTGGCATTCTTCACACAAACCGCCGTCAATCAGTATGCGTTTGTCGATGTAAGATTGGCGACACTTCTTCCATGCCGCTGAGCGGTAAAAGGAATATGCAAAGTCTTTCATAGTGCCGCCCCCATAAAATAAAAATGCCACACGTGGGACACATTGCTAAGAGGTGTGTGTGGCTGATTGGTATCGGTGTCAACATCATCGCAGTATCGACCGATATATCCGCCACAGCTAATGCCATAGCGGAATCAGGAGATCTAAAACAAAAGAAGTAAAAAACATGGAGCAGGTTAAGTGATGGCGCACCGCCCCTGCACATTGCCTGAGGGCTAGCCGCTCAGGCGTAAAAATGGGGTTGGCTTTTATTGAGGATATAACCAACTGACCTTTTCACCCTATCGGGCTATTATACAGTATAGCAGATTAATAACTGCATTTCACTGCATTTCACTGCACTCTTTCGGAACAATGATATGTTTCAGGGCTTCGCCGTGAATTTTATATATTGTGCGTTCTGAATAGTTCATATAGTCAGTGATCCCCATTATGTATTCACCGTTTTCTTTGTTGAACTTCCCCACCCAGCGCTGATAAAAAAGATACCGCCTTTCAAGGACTTCTCGCTGGTCTGCGTCTGCCACTGCGTCAATGGATTGTTCAATTTGCAAACGTTTGTCAATCAGTATCAGCGCCAGTTCCTGCTGCCTGCGTTCGTATTCCGCTATGCGTTCTATGGTGCTTGACATCTTGTCGCCATTGCAACTACCATGACTAGCACCTGTATTTTCGTATGAAATACCAGCATATTCTAGCTGTGACCGCAGTTTCTTGACTTTGTTTTCGATAATTTTCACACGTCTCTCGATTTTATAAGCGTTCTGCAAATATTCTTTTGCCGTCATTTCAACCGCCTTTCTGCACCCTGTCGGTCATTTCCGTTGATATCAGCTCCGACAGGTCAATGCCGTATGTCTCTTTCAAATAGTTGGCGTTATTGTCGTTGTCAAAATCAGCCGTGTTCATGATATCAAACGTGCTATTTACTGCGTCGATAAATGCACGCAGGCGTTTACCTTTCCAACCGTACCACTTATCTAGCGTCCACAAAACAGTCGCCATTATCTGTTCTGTGATATCCTGCATTATCTCGCCTTGCAGTTCGCTATATCTTTTCTGCATTTCCTTTGCGACCTCTTTCTTGATGTCGCTTTGTCTGACGATGTTCGTTCGTGCTTTCATGGCATTTCACCAGCTTTCAGAAATTCAGGGGTGTCAAAAACATTTCCGATAATTTCGCACATATAAAAATCGCTAGGGCATATGTTTGACGTGTCACTTTCTCCGAAGAATCCAGTCTCAGGGTCAAACTTAATTTCAAAAACCTTTTTGTCAATATGTTTTGAAATATTTCTGTTGCACAGACAGAGATCCCCCTCAAAAATTTTGTTGCCGTTCATGTCTGTCAGACCTGTGTACTGACCGACAGTTTCAGGATCAATTTCGATTGTATATAAAGCACTTGCATAATCGGGAATGATATAATCTTTTTCTTTTCCTATCCAACCATAGTGGCATGGATAGCCCTGAAACCATTCACCATTATTTACACGTTTCCCTCTAAATAGTATTTCTCGCATTGCCTCTCTCCTTATTACCAAACTTTTAGTGCCATTTTCCAAGCACAAAACGCTCATAAAACGTCCCCGTATATATCCTGTGATAGCGTTCTATCACCGCCCGGTCAAGGGTCGGATTGTCCTCCA